TGTATAGTCTGACCTAGACCAACTGCCTTGTTGCCAGCCGTACCAATCTTATATCCCGAATCAAGCGCGTCAAAATGTATCTCTTTAGCATTAGCAGCACTGGTTGTAGGCTTTACGAAGGAAGGTAAATTTTCATAGTACCGTTCAGTCATTTCAAACAGTGCGTTAGTCGATTCACCATCATGCGTTAATATGAACGCCTTAGTGCCTTTGTTATGAGTAGTACGCCATATAAAGCGACCCTCAACGTATGTGGACGCGCCTTGTTGCCTGCCCTTTAAGATTATCGCCCTAACCTTGCCTGTGTCCGCTAGCTGCTGTTCAAGTCGCTTATGGATATACATCTGAGCGTCGTTAAGGGTAAGGGGCGCTAACCCCTCTGACTTTGTGCGTATCTTTAGGCAATTGCGAGCATAGAACTCGAAGTCATCCTTTAAACGCTGACGCTTATCAGTCAAGAGAGTCCAGCCATTCCTCGTGGGTTAACTCTACAGTTGTCTGGGTTATCTTCTGGCCTTCTTTCCTGTCAATAACTTTATGAGCTGTGTTTATATCATCATCCTCAAGCGCTGCCACAACAACCCGCCTAGCTTTCATGACTGGATGATTTTTAAGCACCTCTTTTCGCTCGGAAAACTTAGGGTTTTTATTGCAGTAATCGTATAGCGCGTCTTTGCTAATATTGGCAAAGCAGCAAGCCTCTAAGTCAGTGCACCCCCAACTAAACGCATCCTCAAGTTTAGCGATTACCTCTTGAGTCATTACTGTGGGCCTACCTCCGACGTTCTTAGTCATTGACTCGCACCACTGCTACCGTATTTTGAAACACTGGAGGCAGCTCAAGACCTGCGCTGTTAGTTACCTTAAACGAATGCGTATATTGCCCCTGTGGAACGATGGTATCCGCCATCATCGCCTTGGTTAGTGTCGTCCTAAACACGTTGATAGCCGCACCTGTGTCATCGACATCAGCCTCAACCACGATGTTCCCACCGGTAAGGCTGGCAGTGACTAACACCGTAGATTGGTCTGCAGCAAATATACGATAAAGCGCCTCGCTAAAGTTTGAGGCGTCAATGGTTACTGTAGGGTCAGCGCATTCGGTAATGTGAGTCTTGAATGTCTGCCCAGAATTGTTTGATAAATTATTCGAGCAAGCCATATTAAATCACCGTACCTGTTACTGAGCCGCTAGCGTTTACAGCGTAGTCAAAGTCATTGTTAACAACGTCGATAGCTGTTGAGCCGTCAGCCGTTAGGTCAATCACTTTGTATATATCATCACTTGTGCTTGTATCGTTAACAATAACCGCTGTACGTGGCGCGGGGTTAGATGCGCTCTTAACAATGGTTGCTAAGTCGTCATAGTTAAGCGTTGATACCGCGCCTATGCGCTCCCATGTGACGTTAGCTAACACAATCCCAGCTATTGGGAAGTTACCACCACCAACTTGAGTGACATCGCTCAGATTGAATGGTGCTTGTGTCGCGTCAATAGCCGCATAAGTATCTGAGCAAAAGAATATTCTAAATGTATCAGTTGAATTGTTATACGCACCTTTACCCGCTTGTAGTGGGTATTCTTGTGCTAGTTTTGAATCGCCTGCAGCCATTGCTTTTGCCTCTTAACAGTTTGTTTGTATTGTGCCATTAAACTCTAATGATGTTATTGACCCGTTATACTCTAAGTTTACCAGATGCCCGTCAAAACATACAGTAGACACAATTGCGATAGGCTCAGGGGTCAGAACTATGGACGGGGGCAGCGCTTCATACTGAGTGCCAACATTGCTCTCTGTTATCTTTATTTGTTCTGACGTTAGTGTTATTAATGGGTTTAGTGACGTGTAATTGACATTAACTAAAGATCCCTCAATAGTAATTCCGCCAGCCTCCCAAACATTGACCGCACCCCAAGTATTAACGCTCATTATGCGGTTGTCCCAGTTATTACAGCCCCATCAACATGCGTTGCTTCGTTGTCTATTACATAGCCTGTCAATGCTGTACTAGCTGCAACGCTTAAAGCGGGTGTTGTTGCTGCTCCTGACGTGTAGGTTAAAGTGCTGTTAAATACTTCTGCTGTGCCAGAGAATAAAACGGTTTGGTATGTTCCGTCTGGTATGCCTGTCGCTGTAATATTCGCTATTGATGTGGGAAGTGCTGCATAAAAACTATCAAAGTTATTGTATGCGTCTAGTAATTCAGCATCAGACAGGACTTTATCAAAAACTAATACATCGGAATGAACAGTATCTGAATAGCCGTTCGCGTTATTACCTGCGTTTTTCCCTCCAAGCCATAGTCCAGCATCAGGCGCAGATACCCAAGTCCCAGCTGCATTGGTGTCTATATATGCGCCATTTAACCCTAGTTTTACTGTTACCAAGCCGCCTACCTTTTCCCATGTGACGGCAATTTTATACGCAGTGGTTTCAGATAGAGTTCCAGCTACCCCAGCTACCCGTTCTAGAGTATCAACCCGCCAGCCTATCCGACCATCTTCGTACCCGAACAACTCCCAAGTGTTGGCGTCCGTTAGATTATCTATGAATGGGTTGTAGTCAAATAGTTGATAGATATAAACGTTTAATAAAATAGTACCTGCATCCCCCATGTCAGAGCCTTCGATTAACTTGACAGGGGTTCCAAGGTCTGTAATTTTTGCTATTAACATTGAGCTGATGTCTAGTTTTCGTAGTGGGTTATCAACCGTGTGAAAGTAAATCTGTCCGTCATAGTACGTTATCCCCTCGATTTCTGTGGGCGTTGATATTGGGTACAGCATCCTTTGAAATTTAAAGTTCTTATCGTAAACGTTAATCCTTGAATCTGGGGATACCCATGATGTTACGTAGTAATACTCACCTGTCCACACCATGCCCTGAGTGCCAAAAGATGGGGTGTCAAGATACAATATTTCAATGAACGCGCCTGTTGTTAAATCAAAAGAATAGAGCTGTGAATTGTCAAGCCTTGTATCAATTGACGTGTATGACGTTACATATATTTCAGTGCCGCTCGGACTAAGGCATAATCCGCTTCCGTCACATCCTGCCTGAGCCGATATGTCAAAATGAGAGTCGTACGACAAATCAGAAACTAAATATTTAGCTATAGTTTGAGATGTAGCGGTTTGAGTTGCGCCATCCCAGTTTACAACAGGCACATACAAGTATAGCCCAAGAACAAAAGATGAGCCGCAATGGTCAACTCCTGCGGGCAAGCTTGTAAATGGGGAGGCGTTTGAGGAAACTTCCACCCCTGTTAGGTCATATTTTTTAATGCTCGAAGTGGATACGCCAAACCAGTGCGTTGCATTTCTTGCAATGCCCTGCTGTGCTATAAATGTTGCCCCTGACACCGCTGTATTATGCGTATACTGTGCAAATCCTAAGCGGCCTTCCTGTATTCTTGTGTTTAGTTTCCCAGTTAAGTCCCGCATCATTGGTAATTCGTCATCACCAGACAACGCCCTAACAATATTGCCGTATAGCGCATTACTTGTGTTTAGTATTTTGTTAGCAGCCATTAAGCCACCCCCACACCAAGCGTCAACGGACTAATCAACCGCAACTCACGAATCAACGAGTCACTAGCTGGAATCATCCCGCTTGAGTATGTGCTTTGCTTATACAGAACGCTCACACTTGCCACGTCATGCCATTCGGTTAAGTCCTCGGCTGTATCACCGAAGCGTTGCTGAATAGTTAGCTTAGTTAGCTTGCGAGGTGCTGTGGCGATTGTTAACGATACTTTATGCGCACCAGTGTTGGCTGGTAGAGTTATTGGCTCACCTGCGTCTTTGGCTTCGTCAAAGTCTTGTTGTGTAGCATCTGCGTGTGGATAACTTGATGTAAGCGCTAATGATAACAAATCCACTTTCTGCGCCTCTGTCATTATCCCTGCTGCAACCATTGTATCTGCGGCTGCCAGATTGCCTTGACCTTCTGCTGTTGCCGTATCCAAACCAAAGAAACTAGACGCATCACTGGCTGTGACTATTACAGCATCCGCTAAAGCAAATAACGGGTTAGCAATATCAGCTTGAATCTGTCTTAGCGTTGTCCATATGCCTTCACTAACAAAAAAGCCTCTTGCTTGACCTGAGCCAACCTGTTTTTTGTCTGTGATTAACTTATGTGCTTGCGCTTCTGCTAGTGTATTAAAATCTGATAAGTTCATTTATTTAGCCCTTTGCTTATATCGCTCAATTATAACGCATTGGTTACAATCTATCTATAACGCATTGATTGCTCAATTCAACTGTTTTCATTTTAGTGTTTTGGGCTTTACTTCTTGCTGTTCCTTTGCTGATAAATTTGTATGTTTCGCCTGTTCTGCATAACTTGAACCTCTCGCCTTTTGTTAAACTTCCTAGGTAGTAATGGTCACCTGTTGCGCCCTTTAAGCCTATGTCGTCAATTCTTGATTCATTGGGCCAGTCTTTAGTTTGTGGGTATTTCATTTAGACCTCAATTGAATCAATTGCGAATTTAATATACTCATCGCCTTTTTTGACATCGTTGTTAACTGCTACCATCATCAGCTTTACTTTGTTGTCGTTAAAGTCGTATTTCTTTTGCAGGCAATCTAAGAAAGGCTTTATACCATTATCAATATCGCTTAACTTGCTGCTATGCCCGAACTCAAGACGCAAACACAGTAAGCCTTCTGGGATTGTAATCTTAGGTAATATACGCAACACATCACGCTCAAATCTTTTGTACAATGGCGTTTTAAATCTCTTGCCCTGCCATGCATCATTTACAGATAGCGGCTTAATATTTACTTTATCCATATTACCCCCTAACTATTGCGTCGATTATGTCTTGGCTGAATGGTATTTCATAGCCGTTCGACTTCATGTTATCTATCATGTTTTGAAACAAAATT